CGATGATGACGAGAACGATGGCTATGAGGCTAATCCAGATTGCGAGGCCTGTGAGAACGATTTGTGTTCGTTGTTGCCAAAGGCGGCGTTGGTACATGCGCATTTTGTATGATTTGTGCATTAGAAGGGTGCCTTGTCGTCGGTGGGTTTGGTGGCCCATTCGTTGTTTACGTCGGGTGAGGCTACTTCGGGGCCGCGCAACACTTTGACGACCGGGTTGTTGACGTTCAGGTCGATGGATCGTTTGGTTTCGCCCTGATATTCGTATTCGTTCAGTTTGGTGGAAAGTTCCCCGGTGACTTCGACGAATGCCGAAAATTCGGGTGCTGGGATTGCCCAGACTTTCCACTTCTTGTCGAATGTGCGTCCGTCGTTGAGGCGGATTGTTTCGAGGAGGATGAAGCCTCGATCGCCGAGTGGTTTGTCGACGATGCCTTCAATTTTGATAAATGCCATGATTATTCGCTTTCTGTTCCGGTGTTTTCTTTGAGTAGTTGCAGGGCGTACTTCAATCCGTTTGCGTATCCTGCTGACCTGTTGTGCAAGGTCATGTCGTAGTTTTCGTTCGCGTCTTGTATTGAACGATTCTCGTCAAGCTCTGCGTTTAGTTGGTGTTCGAGAATTAGCAGGATGGCTTTGCGTCCGGCTTTGCAACCGTCTATCCAATCTTGTTGGTTCATTACTTCACGGGCCTTTCTGGGTCGGTCAGGTACATTTCGCCACGCTCGTTGAGAAGCAAATTGTTCTCACCGTAGTGGTTGCCGTACCGGATTATCTGAATGTAGTTGTGGTTTCCTAAACGGGGGTAGAGGCGGCGCATGTATTCGGCAAGGTGTCCGAATCCTTGAATGCGTCCTCTGATGTAGCGGTCGAGCAGGTGTTCGCGATCTATCTCGTTTATTGTCCCGACCTTTTGAAGCTCTAGGAGTAAATGCTTCATTGCGCCGAGGACTTTTGGTTGCGGAGTTTCCATGATTCTTTTTCCTTTCTCCATTGTTCTTGTTGCCAACCGTAGCAGGTTTTACATTCCCAGTCTATCGTTTTGTGTTGCTGGCATTGTGGCGTGTCGCCGCCGGAGGCTTGGGCGACCGTCGCAACATTTTGTTGATCATGGTTTGCTAAGGCGGTCGCGCCCTCGCCCTGGGGGGCGGGCGCACCGCCGGCTTTAGTTGTTATCTGTTCTTTATGTACTTGGGTGTCCTGGAGTACACCCCTTTTGGTCGTAAAAGACACCTCTGAGGTGTCCTGGAGTACACCAACGGGTGTACTGGAGTACACCCCTGTGGATAACACTCGGTACCTGTTTGTGCCTTTGAATGCGTCACGTTTCTGCACCTGAATTTGTCCGGACTCTTCCAGTTCGCGCAGAATTCGTTGAACCCTGCGACGCTTCAATCCGACGTAGGCGGCGATGGTGTCGATTGCGGGCCATGCTGTGCCTGACTTGGTTTCGTTGGTGTGGTCGGCAATGACGATGAGTACCAGTTTGTGTGCTGGTGATTGTTGGGTGGATCGTATGACCTGTTTGACGAGTTTGAAACTCACTTTTTTATCCAGCAGATGACGCATTGGAATGTGGTCTTTTCGCCGACCTGTAACCAATGGTGGTGATGTGGTTGTTCCATTGTTGACTCCAAGTGGAATCCCCCGGCCTGCTAGCACAGGACCGGGGGAAGTATTAGGGGAATCGTGCTAGCGATTGTCAGTCATCATACTCGTCTAATTCGGTTACGGATACCACAACACAGAATTCTGTTGTTGCGGCGTGTTTGACGATACCGAGTGAATACACTTGATGGTCGCCGTCTGCGAATGCTCCGGCACGTTGCATTCCGTCGAGGATTGATTTGGCGAGGTTGTCTACGTCTTGTTTGGCGTGACGATCTGTGTAGACGTTGATGGTGACACGCAGTTTGCCGTTGAGCGATAACATGCCGTACTTGTCGTTCCACGCAGATGCGACTATCTTTTCCCAGTCGACGGTTGTTTTGGGTGTGTAGACTCCACCCATTTTGGTCATGCGTGGTCTGCCTTTAGGTACGGCTCGACCGTCAATTTTGAAGCGCAGTAACTTATCCATTGAGTGCTTTTTTGCGGGCCGTAAATTCGGCTATGAGTTTGGTGGAGTCACCGGAGTCGACGGCGCGTGACCAGAGTAGGTTGAGTTCGTCGAGTGTTGTTGCCGTTTGTACGTCGTTTGCGGTGATTTGCGTCTCTGATGGTGCGCCACGATTGACTTTACGCATTTCCTCACGCGTAACGCGTTTGTCGCCACCATACCCTGCGTTCATCAATGCGCGGCCCACGCTGGAACTCTCGCAGTTTTCCAATGCGCTGGTGAGGTTTGCCCCGGCACCGCCGTCAATCTCAAACGCGAGTCCGGTGCCAGTTGGTCGAACATCCGCGTTCTTGTCAAACCACACTTCGGAATAGACGACCCATTGTTTGCGCTGACGGTCGCCCTCGGTCGTGAGGTACGTCGTGATGATCGCGCCGTTCTTGTGGTCTTTGTAGAATCTGGCCGTTCTTTCGGCCACGGTTTCGTAATCTGCGAGGTTAAATCTTGCCATTTTGCATCTCCTTGTAGTTGTTAAAATCGGTTATGAATCGTTGAGCAACATCGATTAGTTCCGCGATCATGGTTTCGTCGCGTTCGATAATGATGTGCTTTGGCTCGAGCCATGCCGGGGTAAAGTCTCCGAACTCTGACGTGGTGCGCAGTAGCCAAGCGAAGACGCAACGCTGCGCCCCGGTGACGTGTAACTGCCATTGGACTTGTCGACGGTACTGAATGGGGATTGCGCTGCCCTCCCAGTCTTTGCCCGTCGTTTTCACTTCCGCAATGACCGACCAATCAGCGTTTAATCCGTCTGGTGTTGCCAGGTGCCAACGGTAATCACCGTCACCTCGAATTAGCCAATCGTTATGCCTGATTGCATATTCTTGGGGCAGATTCTGAACAATCCATTCTTCATAGTCGCGACCAAAGCGCATGTATTCGTTGTCAGGAATTTCGTTGTTTTCGGGGAATAATGCGTTTTGTAGTTCGGCATCGTATCCGGCAGGGCCTGACGCGGCCTTGGCAACGGTCGTAGCCGACACACCATGTTGGCGTGCTTTGTACCATTCGTCAGTCTGTGACCGGGCGACCATTCTTTCGTTGTTCATTGAGTACCTTTTCTCCATACGCGAGCATACGTTGAGTAAAGGTTCTCATGGAGGTACGACGTTCTATTCGGGTGCGTGTTTTGTCGTACCCGGTCATGTGTTGTTTTAGTTCGGCGATGTGTTTGGCGCGCGCTTTTTGTTTGGCGACGGTTTGTTCTGCTTGGAGTCGCCGAAGTTCCTCACGCACTATGTCGACGTGTGGCCAGCGTTCAGTCTGTGGATCCATACCAGACCAATGCGAGACCGATTGTGCCAGGCAGTAATGCCCAGCCAGCCGAGATTAGGCACCCGATAAGTGCGATGATGGTCAGGGTGCGACCAAGGTTGAATGCTTGTTGCTTGGGCATAATGTTCCTCTGCTAGTAGGTGTGTCACACCATAGCATAAAACAGGGGCAGTCGCCCCCTAGAACGACTGCCCCACCCGAATAGGGAGAAAGGTTAGAACCTATTCGGGGATAATCTTATGCGTCGGTGTCAGACCGTCAACAACCAATTCGGCTGCTTTGGCACGGATGGCACGTTCTTTGACACGTTCACGCTTCTCACGAGCAAACACTTTCTCTGGGTCTAAGAATTTGCCTGAAACGTGTTGGATCGCATAGTGCAAGTGTGGCCCTGTGGTTTGTGTTCCGGTGTTTCCGCTCTTGCCGATTTCATCGCGACGGTTAACGCGAGTACCGTTGCCGACGAACACTTTGGACAAGTGGTAGTAGTACGTTTTTGAACCGTCACGGTGTTTGATAACAACATGCTTACCTGCACCGCTGTTCGGGTTGTTCGATGCGGCCACAACAATGCCACGATCGGAAGCCCACACCGAGTCACCAACTGCACAGTTGTAGTCGAGTCCGGGTGTTGCGGCCCCACGTTTAACGTGAGCTGCGAAGTCGTCGTTGATTGCGGTCGGTTTGACCGGGCGAATAAGGTCTGCGTCAGCCATTATGGGCCTACTTTCGTAATGATTAGTGAAACGAATACGGCGACAACGCTGGATAGTCCGGCAAAGCCCCATACTTTCATTTCAAGGTTTCGGATGCGTGTTTCGTGGTCGTCGAGTTGTTTGGGGTGGTCGCCAAGTCGAATCTCCAAATCTATAAGTTTCTCATAGATCCGTTCGAGTGTGACCACCACCCCATCACTCACTTTTTGCCGTCTTTCGCGCGAGCAGTTTCGATAGCCGAGTTGATGGTGGCGTTGAAGTCACCGTCGTCAACCGACCCTTTGCCGGCGTAGATAAATGCCAGGGCACCAAAGATACCCAGAACACCTGTCAGCGCGCCCATAAGGGCACTCTGGGCGACTGTAAGCCCAATGGCGGAACCTGCACCCAACCCAGCAATTCCAGCGCCTAGGGCGAACGATGCGATGCGCAGAACGCGCCTGATTATGTCTTTCATTTTTACACCTTTTCCAAGTAGTAATCGATCATGTATCGTTCGGGGTCGACGTTGCCGTCAATTCCTACGATTCGGTATGTAGTTGTTGTTCCTTTGTAAATCAAAGAAACTGTTGTGCCAACGGTCAGCGACGAAACCGATGCCAAGTCTTCTTGCGCGTTCCAACGAATCCGGGTAACACGGTTGCTGGTAGTTGAGTATCGTGCCAAATAAATCGCAATAATGTCGTCAATGTTGTTGGTCATTTTGAATGATGGTGAGAGTCCAACTTCACCAGTCCACAAGTATTCGTTTGATGTTGTTGGTGCTGTGTCACCATCAAAATACCCTGTGTTTACAGTTGAAAATTGAAGTCCATCAACCCAAAGAAAATCGTTGACCGGTATGTTGCTTCCGTCATTTCGTGTAAACGTTACTTGAATGGTAGCGCGAGTTGCATTAGCTGGGGCCGCAGCTGATGCGGTGGCTTGATACCAAGTGTTTGCGGTGGTCAAAGATACGTTTGCACCAGTCGTGCTTGAAATGGTGGTTTCAGAATCATCTTTCCAACGGATGACAATTGCAGCTCGCATGTTGACTCGGCTTGGGGTACCACGCGCGGCGTACGCGGATACGTAATATGTTGTCCCAGCAATGATTGGTGTGCCGTCTGATTCAGCACCGCTGAATGTTGTTGGGAGGCTGGCAGTTGCGGTAGTGCATTTGTTGCGTAGCGACCATTGACCTGTGTATGCGTTGAATGGTGAACCGTCCTCGATTGGTTTGCGGCGACGAGCCACACCGTTGAGTCCACCGCCCCAACCTGTATCACTATATTCCAGCGATGGGTTGCTTGCCAGATTGGCGGCCTCAACAATACCTGCCAGGTTGACATTGATTTCGGTTGCACGGTTGCCATACGTTGTGATTGATGTGGCATCAGATGTTGACCATGTTGATTCGTAAGGAACTGCTACAACTTCCACACCATTGACAATGCTGAAGTTAGATCGGTTGCCACCACCAATTTGCGTAATTGTTGCTAATTGAAAAAGAGGGGCCGCGCTGGTAGTAGTTATGACCGAAGAATTGTTTGCAACAATAGTGTTGGCAACATTTTGAGACGATGATTCTAAATCAATTTCTGTGTAGTGCAGTTGCCCGGCAGAACCAACTAAATCAGTAAACGTCTTGCCACTTGATGTTGCATCAGACAAGCGTTGTATTTTGACTAGTCCAGTTCGTCCGGTTGTTTTGTTTGTTGGCAAAACATGGTTTCCAAACCACATTAGATTTTGAGTTGTTGCCGCCAAATCTAGGTGATCTGCAATGGTTGCAACCATGTCTGTGTTGCCGATTGTTGCGCCTAAACCAGTTGTTGTGCCAACAGCAATCATTTGAGTTGCGTTAGTAGCATCCAACGAATTGTTTAGCGACCTTGCTCGCGACGGATAAGTGTAGTTATCTTCTTTGGCAAATGTTGCGCTTAAACCGCCAGCACCAATCGATTGAAACTGTGACACATAACCAACCCAGTCCAAACAAGTAATTGTCGTCAACGTGACTGGTGTGGTCAATGAAACTGATTGGTCAAAAACGATGCGTTGTGAAACGTCTTGCACATATCCTGTGAACGCATATTCTGTGGTGCCGTATCGACGCAAACGGACTAAGTCACCAACCAACGGAACGGTTGCCAAATTGGAAAAGGTTGCGTTTAGTGTTCCTGCATCGGTACTTGAGTTACCGGGAGGCCCTACTCGGCCACCCTCGGAATAGTTGAACCCAGCAGCCAAATCAGCGGTGCGATCAACCCAAGTAAACGGTGACGACCATGCCGCCGTCTCCAACTGAATAAGACCGTATAACGGGTTCTCAATGATAGGCAATGCCATTACGCAATGCCTCTGTTGCCGTTTGCACGTTGAAAGTCGGCCAGCACACGCGCTACTTCACGCCCGGCACTCACCGAGTCGATTGGTGCGTTGAAGTTGATGACTGGGGCGCTGGATGATGAACGTGATGTGCCACCAAACGGTTCCGATCCGCGGCCTGAATTATCACCGCGAGCATTGTTCGGTCGACCAATGATTCCGTTACGGAAGTCAGCCAATGCGCCAACCCAACCCATGTTGAAGTTTGTGATTTGGTCTAGCAGTTTCTTTACGTCGCGTAGAAAGTTAGCCATCTCTTTCAGACCGTATGCGGCGGCCACAAACGCGTCAGCAATCGCCTCAACATCCTTACGGCCCTGTGGTGTTGACAACCACATTGAAACCTGCTTGTTGACATCCTCAAGGGCTGGCAACATGGCTTCACCAATAGCGTCACCAATCTGGTTGAACTGTGCCTGCAACTTCTCAAACGGTGTCGCCGACTTCTCCGCCAAACCCAAAACACGCGCTTCGATTGATTTCAGAATCATGTCTTGCGCTTGATACAGTTTGCCGGACTCTTGCAGCTGCTTGATTTTGCGTTTTTCTTGCTCGGTGAAGGTAATACCTGCCCGGCTAAGAGCATTCAGGTTCTTAGTTGGATCCTGCAGGATACGACCGAGTTTGATGGCGTTGGCTTCCATTTCACCGAAACCACCAGCTGCGAGGTCGATGGCGGCTTTTGTGGTGCGGTCGAACGTGCCACCAAGTTCATCCGCCGTCTCACGCAACGTCTTGAACACCAAGAGTTTGCGTTGAACCGCTTTGACCTGTTCATCGTCGACACCTGTGGCTTTGTTTACGGCATCGGCGTATGCGGCCATTCGCTTCACAGTCGCATCGGTCGCCGCCGAAACACCCTGCATGTTCTCCAACATAAACTTCAGTTGAATGTCAGCCTTGCGTGATTCGGCACCCATGTTGGCCAGTACTGGGATGTAACGAATCGCCGCAACCGTCAGACCCAGCATTGCACCCTTGACAAGGTTGAACGCTTTAGTCGACAACGTGCCAAACGTATTCGTCTGACCGGCAGCCTTACGCAGACCCGACGCATACTTCGTGGCGTTCATGGCCAGCGTGACGATCATGTTCGATGCAGCCATTACTTACCCCCATTCATAAATTTGATTATTGCGGTACGTTCGCGCAATGTCAGTTGATTTGCTTCCTTGACCGAGAGACCGCAACCAGCCACAAGCGCAGCCAGAACCGTCGCCCGGTCATCCTTTATTTTTTTGTTGTGTCGTCATCCCCAAACAACTGTGCAAAATCGTTCGGGGTAAGTGTTTCCGCTTCAGCAATCGTGAAGTCGGGGTTGGTGCGTCGCTTGATAACCCATGCCAACGCGATGCGTAGTTTGATTACGCCGATTCGTTCCTCGGCAATGTCGGAAAACGGCAGCTGCGCGTAGTCCTCGATTTCGGCGATTTCGCCTAGGGTGATGTCCTCAAAGTCCATTTGTTTGAAAGCCTTTCTGCTTTATGTATTTGTTGAGTTGGAAGTTCAACATCGTGACGATGTATGACTTTTTCTTGTTTCGTGCTTTGACCATGTAGGGGTTGCCTTTGCCACGGAATGTGGTGCGCCACACTCGGTCGCCTGTTTGTGATCTAGTGCCAGCAACCCGATAGGTTCCCAGCGATACTGCCCTGGCATATTGCACACCAGTTGTGGTGCTATCAACCACGCCACCTGCGCTTATGGTGTTTCGTACTCGCGCGGACCCTGCGGCGACAAGACCGCCGAATACCATTCGAGAATCGACACCACCGCTGACACGGTTTTTGACGAACGCTTTCTTTGATGCGTAACCGCGAACCGATTGGGCAAGTCGCCCGGTGATACTTGGTGCGGTGACTGTGGCCTCACGAGCAACAATCTTTGCCGCATCCTTAATCCAGCGTTCAAACACATTCCGATCTCCACCCATTGCAAGAAACTTCTCGCGGGTTTCGTTCAACCCTTTGATGTAGGTACGGCCCTTAGAGTCCTCAAGGAGATAAATCCCCTCACGAGAACCACTAAGAACCGTACCAGCCATCAGAGGCCTTACGGTGTGGTGTCGATGGTTACGTCGCCAACAATGTCCATGCGGACACCGTCGAACGCAAAAGTCCCATCGGAGCTAGCCTCGCCTCCGAGTTGGAACGACCCGGCGGCAGGGACCCGAAGAGTTCCCGTGAAGTGAGGCTGGTCGCTCGATGCTGTGGCGTTGCCATGAGGTGCATAAACGAATGCAACTTCGTCACCTGCAGTCGCCCACATAACACGCCAGAACGACGCTGATTCAGTTGACTGAACCCCGGACACGGTGAAGTAGAAGTCGCGACGGCCACCAATTGATGCGTCGTAGAACGTGGTCACATCTGCCGATGCATCCTCTGACTGCAGAACAACTGAACTGAAATCAGACCAGTAATCATTGCCGTCGATTGTGAGCTTCAAAGAATTTGCTTTGATGCGTGTCGATGTTGACATCGATTTTTCTCCTTAGAGTTGAGTGTTTTGGTAAACAGTTATTGTGGTCGAAAGGTAATCGGCACCACTAATTTCAAGCATGGTCGGCGCACCAACAGAGGATGCGTAAAACCCAGTTGCTTCAGTAATGGCTTCGACAGTTTCGTCAACCAAAGTGTCCAATGCGGTGATCATGGTTTCGTTCGCCGCGTTCTGAACAATCAGGTTTACATCAAATCCGATACGGAAACAACCGAACACATCACCCGAAGTAACCCAGTCCCCGGATGGGGTCAGGATTGCCATTGGTGGGGCCGCACGTTCCGGGGTAAACGCAAACACACGCAAACCAGCACCTGTGAGGATGCTGGCTAACGCGGTTCGTGCGGCACCTATCACGCAACACCCAAACCAACATACGGTGTGAGCAACGGGTAAGCCGCAATCATTGGGTCGCGGGCTACTCGCACCGCCGAACCACCATCAAGAGTTGCAAACTGCGCAATCCCATTGGGGGCAGAACGGCGGTGGAATAGTTCCGATCCACATTCAATCTTGGCCCGCAGTAAAACGTCTGCGTTGACCGTGGCAGTCCCGACGAAAGCCACCACAAGTGCGGTGGCCTCCGACCAGCAACGGTTGACAAAAGCATTGTCGGAGTCAGGTGCCCCAACATACGCTTTTAGGTCGTCGTAAACTGCCATGGGTTACTAGATGACGACTGGGATGATGAACGAGGGGTACTCGTCTGCAGTTGCCGTGTAGGTCGAGAGCGAGAACGCCTCGGACAGGTTGATGGCGTTCTCCTGCGAGAGACGGAGTGCGCCCGACGTGTACTGGCGAAGAGCCAGCGACGAGACGAATGCACATTCATCCTGGTTGGTGGGGTGCAGGTTTGCGTCCACAACAATCGGGATGCCAGCAATGGATCCGCGAAGTCCGGAGACGTTTGCCGAACCGACTGCACCGAGGTTTTCACCAGCGAACGAAATGACGGGAGTTCCGTCAAGTGCGAGCAACTGCTTGAACGTCAGTTTGTCGACGATAAGTGCGTCAATCTGCACACCGTTGGCCTCGAAGTACGTTGCAGCTGCGTCGGCAAGTGCGCCAACCCATCCGTCGTAGGTGTTTGCCGAGAGAGTAACCTGGTTGCCTGCGGCCTTTTGTGCGGTGACAACTGCCTTGTAGGCGGTGCGCAGCTGGTCGCCGAGTGCCTTGCCCAACTGGATGGCCTGCATGCGCAGAACCGAGTTGAGGTAGTCAACCGAGGAACGGTCGATGACCTGACGCGACAATTCGCTGTAGTTTCCGACCGTGATGATGTTTTCGGTCTTGGTTTCCAGACGAAGTTCGCTGTAGCCAAGATCGTCACCTTGGGCGGCCTGTGTGGCCGTACCGTCGGTGGTTCCGTCAACCTGTGCGAACGTGATGACCATTCCGGTGGGCGGCGTGACACCGGTACCGAAAACGGAACCGAGTGGGTTGGCTGCCTCGACGAGACGGATGAGGTCAACGTCAATCGGGGTCGTGACGGAGTCAGCGGTCGTTGCGCCCGAGTAAACGCGGTCGTAGATCTTGACTGCGGTTTCGTCGCCCTTTACGATGTCGGCAAGAAAGTCACCAGCCGAACGGTAGGTCGGGGCAACAGCCTCAACCTTGGTGATGCTTGCAACTTCGCGCTCAAGCATCTGAATGGATTCGCGGACCTCGGCGAGGTCGGAATCCGTGGGAACTGTGGGTTCCATTGTTTCCTCCTGTGGAATTGCCGAGTCCGGAGTTTCCGGGTCGGTGTCGTTATCACGGACTTCCGTGATGACAGCGCCGTCGTACCATGGCCGACTAACGAGGCTGGTTTCGATGACTCTTGCTGACGTAACCACACGGTTGCGGTTGTCGTCAAGTTTGTGGTCGTCCATGATGAACCCAACCGAAAAACGGTTGATGACACCATCGTCGAGAAGTGTGATTGCGTCCAGTCCGCGCTGGGTCTTTGAGATGGTTGCCCGAATCTCAAACCCTGCCTCGGTGTGGCGGCCCTCAATGATTTTGCCGATGGGTTCACGCTGATCGTGTTGCCACATCAGTTTCGCCTCCGGGTCTAACGTCACCGAGTTACGGGCGAACATTTCACCGTTCTCCATGGTTTCGTAAGGTACGGCGATGCCGGTCACTTCACGCTTGTCTTTATCGGTGACACGGAATTCCATGTCACGAGTTTCAACTGACTGCACTAAAATCTCCTCCTAGTGTGGGCATGTCCTCAATGGCTCGGACTTCGTCAATCGTCATCCAGCCGGATGCGATTGCAATTTGGTGTGCTTGGTATCGGGTCAACGTGTCGCTGCGCAAGAGTGATTCGACGTTCATTTTGACCATGGTTCCGCGTGTGGTCAGATATGTGAGGCCGGACTCGATAGCAACGATGTATTGCGACAACGTGTAACGAACAAAAGCCATCTGCTCTTGTTCCATGTTCGTGTAAGTCATGGAGTTGCCGTCAACTGATGCCATAAGCATGTTTGCTGGGATGCCAAACAACCGGGCAATCTGTTGCACGTTCCAACCCTGCGCGTCAATGAACATTGAGTCGCGTGGGTTCAGGTACATCGGCTGATACGACAAGCCGTTACCGAGAACCGCAACACCGTTCTTTGCCCCGGCGGTCGCGTTCCACGCATCTTTCGCAGCTGCGGCCTGATCGGGTGACAACATCTGGTCAGACTTCAACACACCGTTAGGAATACCCGAATCGGTAAACCACACCGAGGCATAATCGCGTGTGTCTCGCGCGTTGAGCAATTCTGCTTGACACGACTGGATGGGCCCAAGGTAGTAGGCGTTGCCCGGTACGGCCATCATGCCGCCGTGATACAAGTCAGAGAGTTCGTATTTGATAACACCGCGATAAGTGTAATAAAGCGCAACACCGTAGTCGTCGGTCTGAATCATTACGTCAAAAGGGTTCAGCACTTCGAGGTTGACAACTTCGCCGCGACCGTTTCGGGCAATCAGCCAATAAAAGTTTCCGGACAGAGCCATCGAGTTGACCGTTTGTTCCATCCACAGTTCACGCGTCATCTTGATATCAGGCTGACGGATCAACAAAGGGGTGGGGGTCACTTCGGCGTCGTCACGATAGACGTGAATGCCCAACTGCTTCATCGCCGTAGCAATGATAGACACGGAGCGGTAGACGGAAGCCAACGATAATGCGTCGTTGGTTGTGACCCCCGAAGTCGCTGAACGCGGCGGTGGAATTATTCCCGACGAGCGTTCGTTGAATCCGGGCACAAACGAATCCGCGATATCAAAACCGCGCGTTGGATTTAGAAAGTCTAAGAATCCCATTGATACCAGTATGGTACCTTTTGTGCATTAGTGCAATAACTAGTTTCGGCGTGTCACTATTGGCAGGAATCGCATTGCAACAGATCCATAGGGTCTTGAGGTACTGCGTATCCGTTTACGTTTTCATTTTCCATAAGAGAATTAGAATACCTGCAACGGTTGCTCGCGTAAAGTATCCGCGCCGAACGTCGCCAACAAAGTTGCCATAACCGCATCGATTTCAACCGCCGAATCGCGCCGCGATACCCTAAACCCCTCACCCACCATTTTGCGAACCGTGCGCGGAATCTGAATTGACAACAACGGGTCGCCACCATGCTGAAGCGTCTTACGCGCCAACCGTGCATAGAACATCGACGATGCGTTGACAACGTCGCCCAGCGTTGCAGTCTCGGCTGGGTATCCGCGGACTTTTAGTTCTTTGTATAGATCGCGCAGCGTGTAACCGTCAACAACGATTGCCCTGGGTGAATGCGACATAAGTTGACCGCAAATGAAAATGAGTTGTTCGAGTGACGGCTTGTTTATGCTGGCCACAAGTTCCGTGTATATGACATCGTCTACTTTGACCGATACCGCAATGCTTGCATGTTCCCAGTCAGGTGTCCGGTCAACCGCAAACACAAACTCACCCTGCGGCAGCTGCGCACCAAACGGTCGCTCACACTTCTGCCACAACTCTGGCGGAATGAAAGTCTTGTTGCCGGACTGAATAAACCTGTTCAGACGGTAACGAATAATGTCGTCTTTCGGCAGCGCACGCACATCCGACAACAACAGTTTCGGATCAATACGGCCAGCCTGTAACGCAGGGTTAGCCTCCATCAGCAAACCAATCAGTTCGTCATCATCGTCGGGGACTACCGATTCCGAGGCCTCCCAAATCCACGCCCCAAAACGGTCAAGGTCTCCGGCAATGGCTTTGTCTGCGTTTGCGTAGAGTCTGTTGAGTAAAGCAGAGTTCTCATCTCCTGCAGTAGTGATGCCCACGAGCAAAGTGTCTGGCCTAGCACCCGTTCCTGACGCGAGAGCATCCCAAGTTCGCTCGTCGACAAGATGGACTTCATCCACAATTCCAACAGACACAGGGATACCTTGAAGCGTATTCGGGTTAGAAGCTTTGATTTCATATCGACTCCCATCCAATGTTTTGATACCACGCGTCTCCGTCAACTTTGACATTCGACGTTCCAACGCCGGGTTAGACGCAATAACACGTTGCACCCGGTCATAAACCAGTCGGGCTTGTTCAGCCGTCGAAGCGACCCCGACATTGTACGAACCGACCTTGCGCAACAGCGCCCAGATACCCAAGGCCCCAACAATTTCCGATTTGCCATTCTGACGGCCCATTGAGATAACACATGATCGCCAACGCAGTTCGCCAGTCGGCAACAATTCGGTAACGCGGCGCATCAACTCAACCTGCCAATCATCAAACTTGAAACCCGGAGTCGCAACCGACCAAGCCATCTCAATCGCAGGCAACAGTTTGTCAATCGACGACTCGAACGCATCCGTCAACGGCGGCGTGTAACGAGTCGGCGCAAACGTCATCGAGTAATCAACGCTTCAAGCGCATCGATGGGCGCACCATCCGGCGCAGAGTTCCGCAACATGCGCAAACCCTGCAAATACGACGACGACTTCGCGGCCGTGTATTCGTCATCGAGCGATTTTGCAGTTGCCAAACACAACGCCACAATCGCAGCGTGTTCCGCCCCAATCCAACTAAGCGAATCAAGTGTCATTTCGAGAGCCTTGCTATTTGATGTTGGCATATCGCGCCACGATGCGTTGGTCATGCTTTTCCTTGTCTTTGGTTTGCGCCCTTATGCCAAACCTTTTAAGTCTGGGGATGCCCGGCAGAGGGCGGCACGGGATGTGGAGATGCCCTCCAAAAAAATGGAGGACAATT